TCTGGTTGTAAAATTCTTTCAGTTAAAGTTACAGTAGAAGTAGCATCAAAATCACAAGTTGCGTTTTTAACGATTGCATCAGTAGCAAGTTTTTTAATTACTTCTTTGTATTTTACATTTGGTTTTACTTCAATACCACCATTTTCGATAGTAGAAGCTGATAATAAAGCAGCAGAGATATATTTTCCTGCAAATTCACCAGCGTAAGTAGTTGTAATACTAGTTGTAGTAGCCATTTTTTAGTGTTTAATTTTAGTTATTATTTAATTTTTGAAATTTTACTTAACACAGTATCAAAAGTATTTTTAGTTCTTGATTGTGAGTATAAGTTTAATTTAACCTCAGCAGTTGCTTCTGGGTTGTGAGTTAAAGGTTGTGCAGATAATTCTACCCCTTCTTCTTCTTTTACTTCTGTTAAAGAAGCTAATTCAGTTTTTAAAGCTTCAATTTCTGCTTTTAAAGCGTCTACTTCTTCTTTTGAAAAGTGAGATTCTTTAATTGTAGATTCGATAACTTTTTTAGGAGTAGCAGTTTCTGACATTTCTTGTTCAACTTCTACTTCTACTTCAGGTGCTTCAACTTCAGCTTCTGGCATTTCTGCTTCTTTAACCTCAGCGATAATACCTTCTTCAACAACGATTAACATCATACCATCTTCTAGCTTGTACTCACCAACTGGTAAAGCGATACGATCTTCTTCGTTAACGATAAAAACAGGCATACCAGCTTCAAAAGCTTCGGCTTCTAAAACCGTTCCGTTATCTAACTTCATTTGAGCAAGTTTTACTTCCATACCCAAAATGGTTTTGATTTGATTAATTACATTTGACATATTTATATTTAATTTAGTTAAATACTTTATTTTAAAATAAAAGTTATTAAAGTTTGTTACATTTTTATAAATGTTAATCTTATGTTAAAATTTTTGTTGTATTAAATTAGTTTGTATATTTGTAAAAAAATAATATTATGACAGAAAAACAAGAAGCTATAAATTTAGTAGGAAAATTTCAAGATTTAGTTTTAGTAAATAATTATGATGAACCTGATTTTAATAGACAAAAACAATGTGCTGTAATAGTAATTGAAAAAATATTAGAATTATTACCTACAATAGATTATGATAAACAAAGTGAAGATTATGAATTTTTATATGATTGGTATTGTGGTGTTAGAAGAGAAATAGAAAGTATGTAAAAAAAGCACCCGTTAAGGTGCTTTAATTTTATCTTCCAACTAAAGATTTAAAAGTAGTTTTTGCTTCGCTTAAATCATCTAGTGCTTTTTTAAATTTAGGATCTACATCAACTCCCAAATCTTTTGCCATATTAATATATTTAGATTGTAAGTCAATAAATTTACCTGCATCTACAGCATAAGTATCTCTAAAATTAAAAATCTCTTTACCGATTCTTGTTCCTTCAGAAACTATTTCTTTTGTTGAATTTACAATTTTAGAATATTCTTTTTCTAAATCTTGTATTAAACCAAGCTCTACTCTTTCAGTAGCTAATTCTGTTTTAAATAACTTGTTAGTTACATTTTTTAATTCGTTCATTTTATATTAATTTTTATTTGTTAATTATCCTCTTGAATTACTTATTACTCTAGCTGTATTAGTGTTTGTTACTTGACTTACACCTTGACTTACTAATGTACCTACACCTTGATTTTGTAGATCACCATTACAGCATTCTGCTTTGTAAGTTCCATCGTCACATAGACAACCTTTTCTTCCACCCTCTGGGCTTGTTTTGCTTTTTGTTTTTTTCATTTTTATTGATATTTATGGTTTTGAGTTCTTTGTATAAAATAAATTACATCGTGTAATTGACCTGAATGACTAGCTAACATTTTAACGCTTAATCCATTTGTAACTACATCATCATCTGAATAGTATTGAAAAGTTTTAGCATAAGAGTGTTCTACATTATTGCCTTTAGGAAAAGTAATAATATCTCTTATTCTATCATAAGGTGTACCATTACCACCCTCTAAATACAATTCTATATATCCGTTTGCAGTGCTTATTTTAGCTTTAAAAGATATTGTAATAATATAAACATCGTTTTCAAACTCAGCTCTTAATTTATTATTAGCATAAAAATCAGTATCCGAGTGAATATGTGAATCTAATACATTACCTTTATTATTAGGTACAACAAAAGCAGTTGTATTAAACGAATAAGGCGAAGCAGTAGTGTATTGTGTATCATCGTATCTAGCCCATCCTAAACCCATTTTATCAGATTGTGGTGGATATACTCTTACTTGTTCATTGTTGAAACCCATAAATAAAGCTTCATCAGTAACTAACATAGCACCTTGTTCGATGTTTACACTATCTACTTCGTTTTGAGTTGCTTCTTGTATATGTACCTTGTATGCTGTGTTAGTAGTTGTAGCCATTATATGTTTCTTAAAACTTGTTTAATTTGCTCTATTAAAGTTTCTTCTTCTGTTAGTTCTTTACTTAGTTCTTCTCTTTCAGAAAAAATTCCTTCAATACTGAATCCTTTGTATTTTCCTAATTTTATATCATTCCAAACATCATCATTTTCTACTTTTTGAACTACAGCCCAACTACCAACATTTGCATTAAGCCCATATATATTAGTTTTATCATTTTTAGTATCTTCAACTATCCAAGATTCTATAGTAAAAACACCATCAGTTTTTTCTTTATGTTCTAAAGTACTATTATGAACTTTAAGTCTTTTCATATATAATTCAGATGCTTTTCTAACTGTTTCTTTAGAAAATATAATATTGTATTCGTAATCACCTTGCTTTCTGTATATTTCTAAATCAGGAATTAAAGCCAATCCAATTATTATTCTTTTTTCTTCATCAATAGTTTTTAAGTGAACTTCTTGTTTGCTTAATGCCACAAAGTTTTCTTCAATAGCTGGATATTCTACTAAAGAAATTGCATCAATTCCTTCTTCTACTTTTGTTTCGTCAATTAGTAATTCTATAACATCTAATTTTGCCATCTTAAATTTGTTTTATTGTTTCTTTTATTGTTAAGCATTTCACTTAAAACGCTATAATTTATTTTATTTTCTACTGATGCTTGTCTTAATGATTCGTAAACTTTATTAGTTTCTGTATTAATTATTTTTTTATTATGTTTTCCTAATAAAGAATTCCTCATTTTATTTTTATAATCTTCATTTTGCGTAAAAGAATAATCTTTTTTATTTTTATTATATTCTATAATTCTTTTTCTACAACCTTCTAATTGTAATTCACTTAATGTTTGATTACCTTCTGCACCATCTGTTAAGTTAACTAAAGTTCCTTTTTTTAAATCACGCCTTCCATAACTTGATATTAAAAGCATTTCTAATTCTTTAGCAAAATCATATTCTATATTATCAGTCAATATTTGAACTTCATATCCATATTTATTAACTATATTATGCCAGTATTTATTCCTTCCGTGTTTAGAATATGCTCTTTTTTTACTTACACCTATTCCAATGTAAAAGACTTCTCCATTAGGTTTAAGGTGTCTATATACTAAAGCCATTTTTATTTAAAAATTAATATTATATTAAATTGTTATTTATCCTAATGTAGCGTTGTTTACTATGTTTCTATTTAAACTTTGTGCAGATGTTACATTACTTGCAACTACATAAGCTTGTACAGGTGGCATTCCTTGATCGTTCATTACTTGTGCTATTTGATTTGCACCGCCAGTACCAACTACATTAAAACTTGGAGCAGCAGGTGCAGCAATTCCACCCATACTTGGAGCAGATCCACCACCTGATCCACCACCCTCTGGTACTTTTACTTCTAAAATCTTTTTAACCTGTAGTAAACCTGTAGCACCTGTAACAATAGCTTGTGCAATAGCATATCCTGGAATAGGTACCCCTGAAAAAGCTTTTAATTGACCTGCGATAGCAGCGTATGTAGATATTGTAGCAGAAGCTACAGCAGCTACTTTTCCTGCTGCAGTTGATTCACCTAGTTCATTTGCGGCTAAAGACAATCCGTTAGAAATTTCTCCAAGAAGTTTTAATCTAGCTTCTTTTTCAGCAGCAGCAATAGCAATACTTGCTTCTGAATTATTTTTTTCTGCTTCTGCTTTTCTCGTTAAACCATCTTGTATTATTTTAAATTTTTCATCTTCGTGTGTTTTTAAACTTATAAGCTCTTCTACTTTTTCTAACTTTACTTCTTCATTCTTTTTAGTTTTATCATCTTGTATTGCAGGTTTATCTGTGCCTTGTTTATCTATAGCTTGTGAAGCTAATATATAACCTGCTCTATCGTTTAAAAGTTTATTTAAAGTATCTTGTGAAGCTTTAACAGTTGCATCGCCTTCAGATTTTACTTTCTCAGGATCAAAACCTAATTTAGCAATATAATCAGCAGCTTTATCTCCAAACTTTTCATCTATATTAGCTTTAATATCTATTCCTGGAATTTTGTTTATAGTGTTAATTATTTTGTTAATTGCACTAGTAGCAGTTTCATATAAAAATCTAACAGGAGTAGAAATAAAATCAATATAAGATTTAAGCATCTCATAATTTCTTTTAGCTCCAATTTCAGCTAATTTATTTGTAGTTTTTTGGTTTTCAATATTTATTTTATTAGCTGCAATAGCTTCATCAGTTTGTTTTATTTTAATTGCTAAAATTTCTTTTTCTGACTTACCTTGTAGTTTTAAAATATTATCTTGATCTGAAATAGCTTTTAACTTTTCATTTTCTTGATCTACATTTGCCTGAGATATATTATTTAATTTTAATTGCTGTTCACTTACACCACTAACAGCTTCTTTAATATCATCCCAATACGCATATATTGTACCTAAAGCAACTACAAACAAACCAATACCTGTACTACCTATTGCAGCTTTTATTCCTTTAAATGCATCAATAGCTACTGCTTTCATTTGTTTAAAAGCATCTGCACTTTCTCCAAGTTGTTGTAAACCTGAAGCTATTGCCATAGCAGATTGAACTTTTAATATTTGTTCTTCAACTTGTTTACTTTCAACTCCTAATAAACCAATAGCACCAGTAACAGCAGAAAATCCACCAGCTACACCAGCTAAAGATGAAGATAATGCAGCAAATTTTGCATCAGGATTAAACGCATCAGTTAAAGCTTTAGCATCACCTATTCTATCCTTTAATTCAGATGCTCTTTTAGCAGCTTCAATAGCTTGTTGAGAAGTAGCACCAAACTTATCAGATAATGCAGCAACTTCGGCTTGTGCTTGTCTTAATTGTGCTTTTAAACTACCTACTGATTTAGTAGATTGGTCTAAATTACTTTGTACATCAAGATTTACTGTTTTTGTAATTGCCATTTTATAAGTCTTTTAAGTTGTGGTACAGTTTTTTTAAATGATTTAGGTAATTCGTTTTTACCTTTTGCAATTTCTATATTTTCGCTAACTCCATAATGGTCGTGTAGCTGCAATAATTGAATTATATTTTTAAGCATATTGTATGATATTTATATATTGTTTAACATCAGGGTTGTGGTAAGTAATTTCTATTTGTTTAAATGCCACATCACCTGTAGTATTAGAATCAATAGGTACTATAAAAGTTCCATCTGCATAATTATCTAAACTTTCATATGAAGTACCTGCATATTCTACATCGTAATATTCACTATTTAATTTTAAAATAGTAACTTCTAAATCTTGTGCTGTATTATCTATATTAAATATTTGTTTTAAAGCAAACCTATCAGTACCATTTGCAGAATTAGTTACAGTTCTAAAATCAGATATTAATTCAAAATCAACTTCACCTGTAGTTAAATCAGTTGTAAATTGGTTTATAATATATTTTTTATCCTTATAAACTATTTTATCATTTAATTTAATATTCGATAATTCTGTAATAGGCATAATAGCTTTTAATTTAACTACTCTACAACGAATATCATATAAACCACTAATATAGTTTTCATACCATAAAGCAAATAAACTATCATTTGTTATAGCATTTAAATCCCAGCTTGATTGTTCTTCTCCGAAATTTAAAGTTGCTATATCTCCATTTAAAAATAATTCATTTGAAAACCTTTGATAATTATTAAAAGTGTTATAAGTAGAACCATCACTTATATAAATACTATTTGCTATATTCTGCAAATTATTTTTATACATTAAAATAGGTTTAGGTTTATAAGGTTTTAAATCTTTATCTATTAAAGAAGTGGTTTGAAAGTTGCCTGTACTTGACCTTTCCCACATAACATCCTCAAAAGGAGATTTTATTTCATAAGTAGTACTTTCATTACTTAAAT